GAAGAGTAAATTCTTAGTTTTTACGTTAGAAGGTAAATATGTCTAAATGGAAACTTCCACCTATACCTAAGCAAGACACTAAGAATTTTCTTCCAATTGTCAGAGCAGGGACGACCATACCTTTCGGCTATAAAGAGACAGACGATCCTGACCTCCTTGACCCTGTTCCTGAAGAACTCATTGCTTTAGAAAGAGCTAAGAAGCTAGTTAAAGAGTATAGTCTGAGAGTTGTAGCAGACTGGTTGTCTAAAGAGACTGATCGGTACATAAGCCACACAGGTCTAGCCAAGAGAATAAAGAATGAATCAAAAACAAAAAACAGAGCTTCGGTTGCAAGGTTCTACGCCAAACGCTACAAAGAAGCCCAAGAGAAAGCGGAAAAGCTCGAAGCCAGAATTGGAGGACTCAAAACCTACACTGGTGGAGATGCCGCAGATTCAGACTGAAGGATGGGACGAAGAGACACCAGAGGGTAAAGAAGAGATTCTTTTTAAGCCTAACGATGGACCCCAAACTGACTTTCTTGCTGCCTCGGAACAAGAGGTTCTCTACGGTGGAGCGGCTGGCGGCGGCAAATCTTTTGCTATGGTAGCTGACCCAGTACGTTACTTCTCCAACCCAAAATTTAAGGGCCTACTTCTTCGGCGTACCACTGAAGAGCTTCGTGAGCTTATCTCTGTGAGTAAGGACCTGTACCCCAAGTACGACTCTGGGGCTAGATGGTCTGAGAGAGAGAAGACATGGTTCTTCCCGTCAGGTGCCAGCCTTTGGATGTCCTACCTAGACAGAGACGACGACGTAAGCAGGTACCAAGGACAAGCTTTTAGTTGGATTGGATTTGACGAACTAACACAGTGGCCTACACCATTTGCTTGGAACTACATGAGGTCACGGTTGAGAACTGCTAAAGGGTCAAACCTGCCTCTTTGTATGAGAGCTTGTGTAGATGAGGGAGAGGTTCTCACTGAAAACGGATGGGTTGACATAAAAGACGTAAAAGAAGGTATGATTGTTCAGTCCATAGATGAAAGAGGCGAACTAGTAAAAAGGAAAGTCACAGGGTTCCACAAGTACCATGTAGACGAAAAGCTTGTCCGAATTAGAAAAAAGAACATGTACATGTCTATGACACCGGACCATAGGGTTGTGTACGAAAAGTACAATTCGAAAAGACCTGAGCTTATCCGCTTTAATGAACACGTCGGTAAGTCTATCTCTATCCTCAGGTCTAGCCGTGACTACACAGGTAGTACCTTTTTTCCTTCACTTAACGGTCTGCACATGTTTAATCGTGAAAAATCAGACTACGATGATGGATGGGGACACATAGACTTTGCTGAGTTTCTGGGTTGGTACGTTGCAGAAGGCTCCATCAACCAGACAGTTTTGAATGGAAATTACAAAGTTGTTATCACGCAAAAGAAAGAAGAAAATCACGGCACGGTCCGACGTGTGATGGAGAGTACTGGTAAAAGAGTCTGCTACTCTAAGAATGGGGACTTTCAGCTAAACAGTAAAGAACTGTGGGAGTGGTTAAAACCTCTAGGCAAGTCACATGAAAAGCACTTTCCTAGGAAATTCCTAGACCAAGCTAGCACTGTACAACTGCGGAGTGCCTTTAACGCCTATGCTCTTGGTGACGGTCACTGGCAATCAGATAAGTCTGTTGCTCTTTTTACTACGTCTGACCAGTTGGCCGACGATCTGCAAGAAATCTGTGTTAAACTAGGCTACAAAACAAGTAGGTCGTATCAAGTGTTAAACGATCCAAACCATAGAAACAGATGGGTCATCTACGTAACTCTCAGGGAGCCGTTAACTAAGGTAGATAAGAACGTAGAAGGCCGCAATGACGTTCAATTAGAGGATTACAAAGGGTACGTGTACTGCCTGTCGGTAGATGGCACCGAAAACTTTATACTGAGGCAGAAAGGTTGCGTTTGGGTCTCTGGGAACACCAGTAACCCCGGTGGTTCAGGTCATGCTTGGGTTAAGAAGATGTTTGTAGACCCCTCTGCCCCTAATAAACCCTTTTGGGCCAAGGACGAGGAGACCGGAGAAACTCTTGTTTGGCCTGCAACGTCTAAGTTCGCACAGGAAAACGATATTGTAGGAAAACCTATGTTTAGGCGTAAGTTCATTCCTGCTACTCTTTTCGACAACCCATACCTGTCTGAAGACGGCATGTACGAGGCTAACCTTTCGTCCCTACCAGAACACCAACGTAAACAACTTCTAGAAGGTAACTGGGACGTAAACGAAGGCGCAGCCTTTACCGAGTGGAACAGAGACATTCACGTCATTGAGCCTTTCGAGATTCCCTCTAACTGGACTAAGTTTAGGTCTGCAGACTACGGATACGGGTCGTTTAGCGGAGTACTCTGGTTCGCAGTAGAACCGAAGACGAACAAACTGGTAGTCTATAGGGAACTATACACACACAAAGTAACTGCAGTAGACCTAGCAGACATGGTTATGGAAGTGGAGCAGGGCGAAAAAGTCTCCTACGGTGTTTTGGACTCCTCTCTTTGGCATCAGCGGGGAGACTCTGGACCATCTCTTGCAGAACAAATGATACAAAAAGGCTGCCGTTGGAGACCTTCCGACAGGAGCAAAGGCTCTAGAGTTTCCTCTAAGAACGAACTCCACAGAAGACTTCAAGTAGACGAGTGGACCGGAGAGCCTCGTATTCAATTCTTTAACACGCTGACTAACACTATCGCCCAAATACCTTCACTTCCTCTGGATAAGAAAAACCCGGAAGATGTAGATACTAATGCAGAAGACCATATTTACGATGCCCTACGTTATGGTATTATGTCTAGGCCGAGGGACAACAGTATGTTTGACGACATAGACATAACGCCCTCTTACCAGCCCGCTTGCGAAACATTTGGTTATTGACACAGGTAACAAAGAGTGCGATACTCTGTAAAAGGAAAATTTATGGACGAAGAAGAAACACAATCGACTGAGGGACTGATTTCCCGAGAAGAACAAACGATGGATGAGGACCCAACTAATCCGACTGCGGTTGATCCGACTGAAGCTGCTGGAAACCAGCTTGTACAATACGTCCAAGACCAATTCAGAAAAGCGGAAGATGGTCGTCGTCAGGATGAGGAAAGATGGCTTAAGGCCTATAAGAACTACCGTGGTATCTACGACAGTTCGGTTCAATTTACCTCGACTGAAAAGTCCCGCGCGTTCATCAAGATCACTAAGACAAAGGTTCTGGCTGCTTACGGACAGATCGTGGAGGTGTTGTTCGGTGGGGGTAAGTTTCCTATCGGTATTGCTCCGACACCAGTCCCTGAAGGTATCGCTGAGTCAGTCCATTTCTCTATAAAACCCTCTCAACCGGAGGCACAAAAGCCTGAAGAAGACCCTACACTTAAACCGGGAGAAACTACCTCTGAGTTAATGGACCGTCTAGGCTCCATGAAAGAGAAACTCAAACCTATTGAAGAGGACGTAAAAGAAGGTCCCGGTTCCGGCCCCGATCAGATAACTGTGCATCCGGCTGCTTTGGACGGCGCAAAGATGGAGAAACGAATCCATGACCAACTTGTAGAGTCGGACGGTAACAAACAACTCCGCCTCAGTGCTTTTGAGATGCCTTTGTTTGGTACAGGAGTGGTTAAAGGTCCGTTTTCTGTAACTAAAGAGTACGCCCGTTGGACCGAAGAAGGTAAATACGATCCTGTAGAAAAAACTATTCCCCAAATTTCTCATGTCAGTATCTGGAACTCTTACCCAGACCCAGAGGCTTTAAATATGGCGGAAGCAGAGTACTTTGTTGAGCGTCACAAACTCAGTCGTACAGGTCTGAACGCTTTGAAGTCCCGTCCGTTGTTCAAGAAAGAAGCTATACAAAAAGCTATTGCGCTAGGCCCAGACTACCAATACAAGTGGTGGGAAACGGAGATGCAGGACGACGAGACACATACGTCCAATGAACGGTATGAAGGTCTTGAGTTCTGGGGTTATGTCCCGAGAGAAACTCTGGAAGGTTTTGGTATCAAGACTACTGGATTTAAAGACGAGGATATGATTTCGGCTAACATTTGGGTTGTCAACGGAGAAGTTATTCGTTGTGTCCTGAACCCTTACACCCCAACAACCATACCCTACCACGCCGCCCCTTACGAACTTAACCCATACAGTTTCTTTGGGGTTGGTGTAGCAGAAAACATGGAAGACACCCAGCTTCTTATGAATGGTTTCATGAGGATGGCTATCGACAACGCTGCACTTTCAGGCAACCTTATCATTGAAGTAGACGAAACGTACCTTGTTCAAGGGCAGAGTATGGACGTTTATCCGGGCAAGGTTTTCCGTAGGAACGGTGGAGCACCGGGTCAATCCATCTTTGGTACAAAATACCCTAACGTGTCGAATGAAAACATGCAAATGTTCGACGTGTCTCGTAGACTTGCAGATGAAGCTACAGGTATTCCTTCGTTCTCCCACGGTCAAACAGGAGTCTCTGGTGTAGGACGGACCTCTTCTGGTATCTCTATGTTGATGTCTGCAGCTACGGATCGTGACTGGGAAACATTTGCAT